AAGTCTGTCCGCCACAAACTCAATATACTGGCTCATCAAAGCAGCGTTCATTCCAATCATCTCACAAGGAAGAGACTCGGTAATAAACTCCTTTTCAATCTTGACTGCTTCACGAATAATCTTATAAACCTTCTGTTTACTCAATCTATTAACAATCTTTGAATAGAGAAGGCAAGCGAACTCCGTATGCAGTCCTTCATCGCGAGCGATAAACTCGTTAGACAGAGTCAATCCTGGCATCAATCCACGTTGCTTTAGCCAAAAGATGGCACAGAAGGCTCCACTAAAGAAGATTCCTTCTACAGCAGCGAACCCAATCAGACGAGTTCCAAAATCAGCCTTCTTACTCTCAATCCAGTTCATCGCCCAATCAGCCTTCTTTTGAACACAAGGGATGGTCTGAATTGCATTAAGAATGTCATGTTTTTCCTTTCTGTCAGTAATATATGTATCAATCAAGAGACTATAGGTCTCTGAGTGAATCGCTTCCATGAGATTCTGGCATGCGTAGAAGAACTTTGCTTCAGGCCACTGAACTTCACGTGTAAAACGAGTGGCTAGATTCTCCATAACAATTCCATCTGATCCAGCAAAGAATCCTAGAATATTTTTAATAAAGTGACGTTCCTTGTCATTAAGTCTCTCCCAATCTTTCATATCCTTACTTAGATCAATTTCTTCCGGAGTCCAGAAGACGGCGATATGATTCTTATACTTTTTCCATAAGTCATCATGATTGATAGGAAAGATTACAAATCTATCTTCATTAGCGCTTAGTAGAGGCTCGGGTCCAGAAAACTTTTCATCTTCTAAATCAAGAACATCTACTGACTGTTTACGTGGGGGCTTAGATGACAGCATAGGACTCTTCTTCGCATTAGCAATTGTAGGTTCCATGATATTCTGTTCTTAGAAATTTAACTTTGATAAAATTAAATTTATAAAAAAATATATCAATTTTTAACATATTATACTAACTAGTTCTTTGTAGCCCCATTTTTATCAAGTAGAGAACGAGAGCACATTAAATATAAGAATAAATAGATGAAGTAAACCATACCCAAAGATAGAATAGTTAGAATTAAGTTAAAAATAAGAGGAACACGCAGCTTCGCTGGTCCACTAAACAATAAGTATATGTGAGCACATACACTGATGGTTCCTAAAAATAGGACGGCTACAGATAAATAGTAGTAATAGTTACACACAGTTTCATTTGAAATGTCACGAGTATGAGGAGGCTCGTTAATTCGTTTTTCAGGCATTCTAATCTAGTTATTGAAAATAAGTTGTTGGCAAACTTATTGAAAATAAGTTGTTAGTCGTTCAAAGATTTCATAAATACTGATTGGTGTATTAGGTGGAAATCCAAATACAGTAGCATCCTTTTCACATAAAATTATAGTTTTCGTATTAAATTCCAACTTGTTAGAACTAGAACTAAATAAAAGTTCAAATAAATCCGGAATTGTAAATTTTGTATGATTTTTCTCTAAAAACCATTCTTTTACATTATCAGTAGGAGTTAATTCTAAACGTTCCAAATCAATCATTTTCTCCTTTACTTTTTTAAACGCATTCTGAGAATCTTTTAAAATGTCATTTGTTTGTTGAATAATCAGTTTCATAGATTTTCTGATATCATCGTAAATATTATCTACACTTAATTCTAAATCCATTTTACCTAATTATATTAATGAAAGAATATAATCAATTTTACCGATTTTCTAAATAGTTATTTAATAAACTAATAGGCTCATGATATTCTAGAATACCATAATAACTATAGGGTTCTATCTGTTTCATAATGTAGTGCCAATGAGCTGGTAGAACGAGAATTGAACCCGCCTTTAATATTACATCAATATACTGAATTTGTCCATTTTGTGAAATAATAGTATCAATAGAATCATACTGTTTATAATTATCTAGAAATTTCTCATACTGTGAATTAATTAAAGAACATACATATTTACCCTCAATTGGTATAATAATTGTATGTAAAGCGGATGTTCTCAACATATTCTTTGAGCCAAAACATAATTTACTTTTTAATGTACTTATATATTCAGATAAAATATGTGTATGAAACTTATTAAACCAAATTACATTACCAAATGCATGAAATCCAGATTCACTCGCTAGAAAAGTTTCAAACTGTTCTGAATTCGGAAGAGCATCAGATTTTTTTTCTAAATAATCTCTCAAGATAGTATTAAAACGAGGAGTATTTAATAATGTGCTTGATGTTACACATGGTATCTGTGGACAGCGGGATACTACAATAGGATTTTTCTCATATAATAAGTCGTTAATTTTGTTTAAATTAAAAAAGGTAATTTGATTAATAGAATATTCTTTGGTAGATTGTCTATAGAAAAAAACATAAATTAAAAAAACGATTGTTAGTATTAAAATTATTTCTATCATCTTCTAGATTTACGTGTTCCCTTTTTAGGAGTATGAGATATAACCCTTAATTTTTTACGCTTAATATTCTTCATAGATTTTTTAAAGAAATTAGGCATAAATTTCTGATTTTTAATATTTTCAATCTCAGACTTTTTTAAAGGTATCGTATCGGAATGTTCGCCATCATTATCTCTAACCGTCACAGTCTTTGTCCCTTTATTATTCATAATGTTTACACGAGTTTCTTTAGTTTTCTCACCTTTGGAAGTAAGAGTGCCATGGCTTTGTATAGAGGTATAAGTAAACATCTATTTATTTTTAAGAGTTTTTGATTGGGAAACCTTTGGGTTTTTTAGAGTTCTATTAAATCCTGTTTTCTTTAGCCGTAAAGCATGTCCAATACTCTTCTTAGGATTTGAAAACTCTGTTACATTCTCAACAGTATCATATTGTAATGGTTTATAAAGAAATTCTAACTCTTTTGCTCTAAAAATTCTGTAACGTTCTTCATTAATACCATCATCAATATTTTCTGGAAAAATATATAGCTCAGAACCATTCAATAAATTCTTAAAATATTCAAACATAGTCTCATCTAAAAATTTTACAAATCTTTCTTGTTCTGCTTCATCATCCTTTTCAATTACAGCATCAAGTGAAATAGTGAAATTTTTAAAGAATACTTCTAATAGTTCTGGATCCTCAATCTGTTCAAAATGACTCTCATCAAATAAATCTACTAAATACTGTTTGAAGGCCGGATCACAATAATTGAAACATAAATCATATAGATCACTCCAATCAAAACCTATTGTTTCAGTTATATTATTAGAAATATCAAATGTAGTATATAAACGTTTTAAACAGAAGTTGCGGAAACAATAGAATATAAATTGATAAATAATAACTTCCCAAGGTTTTGTTACATCATACGAAACAATAGTATCCAGAATGTCATCTAGTTCTAAGGTATGAGCCTCTTCTTCCATCTAAATGAATTCTGTATTCTAGAATATAGGTTATAACGCAATGTTTAGATTTTCAAAAAAAACTATAGAAGTAAATGAAGAACAGAAAAAAGCTATTACACGACCTAGAGATACTAATCAAAGAATCATAGCCTCTGCTGGTTCTGGAAAAACAACCACAATTACTGCTCGTATAGCATACTTGATTGAACACTATAAAATAGAATCAAACCGTATAGTTTTATTAACCTTTTCTAAAAATTCTGCCAATCAAATGAAAAAAAAATTATTTGATTTAATTGGAGATAATCAAGTTTATGCGGGAACATTTCACGGTTTAGCAAAAAGTCTTCTACAAAAGTTCTCACCAAAAACAACTCAAACTCTATATTTTATAGATGAACTTGTATCAATGGGAGAACAATGGTTAAAAACTTATGATGGTCGTAAATGGGTCGGAAAGATTCAATATATTTTTGTAGATGAGTTTCAAGATATTAATATTTCACAGTGGAATATGGTTCTTCGTATGCTTTGGCCTGGTGCACGACTAGTAGTAGTAGGAGATGATTGCCAAAATATATATACTTGGCGTGGAAGTAATGTAAATTTTATTTTAGATTTAGATAAACATATTAAAAATGTTGTTGATGACCAGTTAAATATAAATTATAGGTCTTCTGATAATATTATTCAAGTAGCCAACGCTGTTATGAAGAATATCCCAACTCTACCTTGGAAACATACTATGGTATCAGCTTTGGCTAAATATTCCAAACCTGAAATTCATTTCTTCTATAGAGCATGCGATGAAACAGCATGGATAATAAGACAGATAGAAGAACAATTAAAAGAAAATCCTAGCACAACGATTGCGATTATGAGCCGTATTAACGTGGATTTGTATAGATTTGAAGAACTATGTATTCAAAGAAACATCTCGTATAGATTATTTGATTTGACTACTTGTGATGAAACTACCGAGATACAGAAAAATAGCATAGATTTAGTAACAATTCACAGTTCTAAGGGATTAGAATGGGATACAGTTTATTTAGTTCATACAAATGACGACGTATTTCCTTCAAGTAAGAAAAAAGAAGATATTATTAATGAGCGTCGTCTGTTCTACGTGGCAGTTACGAGAGCAAGAAAACAACTATATATGTCATATACTAACGATGAGCGAAATCTTAGTAGATTTATAAGAGAAATTCCAAATACTCTTTTAACATATACTGGACTAGCTAAATATATGTTGAGTGAATTTGAATTAGGTAAAGTTAGAAAAAGATTAGTGGATATGCTAGGATGTTTAACTACTGACGATTTAGCAAGTCTAAGAAGAGAAGGTTATCTTGATTGGTTTAGCACAGAAATGTTAGAAGTAAAGAGTTTATATCCTATTGATATGTTCTGGAAAAGACCAACTTGGATTTCCAACGAAACTTTGCCAGATTTTCAAAGGTTTTTAAATGTATGGTTAAAAAGAAGTTTTTGTAGAATGTGTAAAATTCCCTATAGAGACCCAACCGCAGAAAAACTTATTTTTACATTACGTATATTCGCAGAAGATTTAGATTTTTTTAATAGTAATAAAGATAGTATTGAAATTCTAGTTCATCACTATTTTGCTAATCCAATCAAAGGACAAGATATACCTAACGTTGATTATAAGATGATAGAAACCTTCGCTAAAGATAATAGTATACTATGGAGTTCTAAAGATATAGTATACGCTACAAATATTCTTGGAAAAATAAGAGGCCAATTAAGACCTTTACGTTTTTATAATTATGATATAAAAGAATTTAATATAGGACCTTCTAGATTTGTTGTTCCTATACAGTGGAGAGGAGAAGTTCTAGAGAGTTGGAGAAGAATTGTTGATGCTAGTATAGAATGGAAAGATTCGTTAGTTGATATCTGGAGAATTGGTGCTCTAAGTTTAGTAGCAGAAGGAAGAAATGTCGCAATGTATCGCGCACCCAGACTTAGAGAACATCTTAAAGATATAGAATTTATTAAGTTTTTAGATTGTGTAGAACAGCATACCAATTTATATATTTCACAAGAAAATCTCTTAGCAACTTCATTATATATCGAAAATGAAGATGATATTCAAGAAACAATTGATTTACAGAGTGAAAAATCTCTGATAAATATTGGGGGATTACGTTTTGATAGTGCAGAACTTCTAAGATTAGCTATTGCCTCTAGTTTTTTTGAGAATAGAATTGATACTGTAGGTGTTTTTATACCTCTAGATGGAAAAATATTTGCACTAAAATTACCTCATAATATTAAAGAGATATCTAAGCATATACTTAATATCGCATTGTCAAAATAA